CTGCAGGGTATTCACCCTGCAGTCTTGTTGGAATATTTGATAGTATGCTACTTATGATAATTAGCTCGTTCGGGTATTCTAACCCGTCGACTTAATTACATAGCTAGTATGGTATTGTATGTATTTTGACATTTTAATCTACCTTTTTTGTTATTTTATTATGGTTAAATTAAAATATCGCCTTTTCGTCTTCCAAAAGACACAAAACTATTGGTTCTGACTTCGCATGATCAGGTAATTAACACTTCGTGTAATGCAATCTCCAGTACTTTACAGCTGATTCAAACTGGATTAACAACTTTTGGAATCGCCGCTAATACACGTTACGTATATGACGTGCCCTTTGATGGTACGCAAGGTGTCTGTCCTTTTTACAGAACGCGGTTTAATGGGCTATTATATGCCGGCCATGCACCGAAGCACTATTTGTGCAAGCAAAACAGGTACGCTCCTATGTTTAACTTAATTCTTCTTCTTATTATGTTCTACTTTATAATGACAAAAATCAAAGCTTTATACAACTTCTATTCTTTCATTTCTCTTTTCGTTCCTCAAACTGAAAACACGAAATCTATGGATCGTGCTACTTTCTTTAAACGTATTCATGCAAAGAAAATCGCACTCCAGAAAGAGGCTAAAGTTTATCCAATTCGGACTAAATTTACGCCACAGTCTATGGTCAACAACGTCGTACTTATGAAATTTTATGATCATTTACGCAAAAATTTCTCCGACAAGATTATGGACAAGCTCGAGGGCTTAATCACGCTTTATTTCGCTCTCGCTGACTGTTCTACTCAACGTCAATTTATTTCTATTATGACACTGTATGCCAAGACTCACTGTGACAAGTCGCTTATGTCTTCTATCACAGATCTTTCTAATTCGCTGTTTACTGTTTCTCCGCAATCTTCTGATCGTCCGGAATGGCTCGAACTACTTTCCACATCTCTTACTAACTGGAAACTGGTTACGAACAATCCGGGTTTTTCTAAAGTGTCCAAAGTTATTTCAATGATGGTCACTCTCGGAATTTTCGGTGAACAAAAGATTTCACTCGGTGGACTCGAACTATTTTCTACTCATGCGCTCAAGCAACAAGTCAACGCTGTTGACTTTTTCGATGCTGTCGCTGATACGATTACGTTCTTCGCCGAGGGTGCCTACTCCTGTTTTCTTACGGGCTCTCTCAAGCCTCTCCTGTTTTCGTCTTCTGCTGTTATGGAAATCGAGTCTCGTTACATCGAAATGCTTTCGCTATGGGAATATGCCAGAAATGGTAATCTCAAGCGTTTCATGAATATGGACGAGGCCGAATTCGACTGCAAGCTTAAACAACTCGTTACTGATCTCGAACAGCTTTACAAAGGCTCCCCTGTGGGGGCTGAACGTAAAATTCTGTCTGATCGGTGGCGCCAAATGGCATCCATCCTAACGGAATTCGAGTCTTCACGTGTCCGTGGTGGACTTCGCAAATCTCCTTTTACTTTCAAGGTTTTCGGCGAGTCTTCTGTGGGCAAATCATCTTTCACTGATGTCCTCATGTATTCTCTTCTCAAGGCATGTGGATTTCCTGCTGGTGATGATTATGTGATTACTCTTAATCCTGATGACAAACACATGTCGAACATGCGTTCTTATGTGTCTGGAATCAAAATCGATGACTATGGCAACACAAAACTCGACTATGTCGATCTCGCTCCTTCTGACTGGATCATCCAAATCTGTAATAACATCAAACGTTATGCCGTTATGGCTGATCTCGCAAACAAGGGCAAGGTTTCTATCGAGCCTGCTGTCGTGGCTATCACAACAAATGTCGAGGATCTTCTCGCTCATCAAGTTTCTAACGAGCCTGTCTCTATCGGTCGTCGTGCACATGTGCACTTCGAACTCAAGGTTCGTCCGGAATTCTGCAAATATGATGATCTCGGCAATCTTACTCACATGCTCGATCCTTTAAAGGTGTTTAAAAAGTATGGTGACTCTACGGAAATCCAGGATATCTGGCTGGTCACTGTTCGGGAAATTATTATCATTCCTAACACTGGATCCGGAAACAAGCGTGTCGCTCCATCGTTTCGCTTCGAGAACAAACAAGGATTAACTGATGTCTCTATTTTCGACGCTCTCAACTACGTCGTCAAAGAGGCTCGTGATCACTTCAAGGTTCAAGAGGCACTCGTAAAGCAAAACACGGATCTCGCTGCAAAGATTCCGTGGTGTGATGAATGTTCTGCTCCTTCTCAACTGTGCAACTGTCAAGAGGAACTCGAGCCGCAATTCGGTTTGCGTCTCGCTTCTCATGTCAAGTCTATCGGTTCACGATGGGGTCATGAACTTCGTCGTACTCAACTTTCTATGGAAACAAGGGTCGAGGATTTCGCTGTGGACAAGCTCGTACGAGCTGTTCAATGGTTCGAAAACTCTCCTTACGCCAAATGGACAAACTATGTTCCTACTTCATTACTATCCAATGAATTTATTCTGGGACTGGTTATGTCTACTGGTGTGGATGTTATCAAGGCTGATGTGAAATCCATCACAGTCATGTGGTGGATGATCACAGCGTTCCTTTTCCTAATTTCCTTCTCCTTTTCGATGTATCTGGCGTGGTTCGTTTTCGTTTCTTCGGGTCTCATGTTCCTTATTTACTATTCAACTATTATCGAATATGCTAAATCTGCTTACTACAAGAGACTTATGAACGAACGGGACGTCATGCCAATCATTTTCAAGGATATCCGCGAAAAGCACATGCAATACGTGTGTGGTGCTATCGCGGGCTTTTCTCTGATTTATGGTGCCGTCAAGTTCTACAAGGCACTCAAATCAACACTCAACGTTCAAGGAAATCTCAATCCTTCAAGCATCTCTGATCTCAAGAATCGTGATTCTGAACAGAATGTCTGGAAAGTTCCTGAACGTGTCGATCCTGGCGTGGACAAGCGCGTGGGATCTGATGATCGTTTTTTCAATCGTGTTTCCAAGAATCAATGGTATCTGGAACTTCATCGCGAGGGTCGCAATATCGTCTGCAATGCTCTCTGTGTGAAAACTGGATACTTTCTTATTCCGAAACACATGCTTCCTTCTGAAATAACGAAAATCACACTTTCTCAAAAGGGATATCGACTTCCTGCCATCCTCGATCCTGATGCTGTATTCAAGGGTTTCGAGGGTGATCTGGTTCTCATGTATGTTCCTAATGCTCCTGATGCAAAAGATCTGTCCGGGTATTTCGCCGCTGATTATGAACGCTCAATCGTTCGTGCTGAAATGGTTTACACTCGTGCTGACGGATCTCATCTGACTGACACTGTCTACTGGCAATTCCGTGCTGATGTTTACAATGGCGCGGAACACTTYCGTGGYTCTTACTACAAGCTGACGAATGATTCATTCGCTGGCCTATGTATGGCTACATTCTTTTCCAAGACAGTTCATTCCTGCATCCTGGGCGTTCATCTCGGTGGCATCGAGGGAAAGCGAGACGGCTGTGCTATGGCACTATGCCGTCCTGAAATCCTTCATGCTATCTCTGAACTCCAGAAAAGCAATACTGCTTTCATCGACACTCCTCAAACGACTGAAATTACTGGTGTGACTCTCGGTGAAAAGTTCGAGACTGATAATCAAGAACTTCACAAGAAATCTCCGCTTAATTTCATTCCAGAGGATTCTCCTGTCCTGGTGTACGGGAATGTGACTGGACGTGCGTCCTATCAATCTTCCGTTACGCCAACTCCTATTTCTGATATCGTCGAGGATGTAACTGGTGTTCCTAATACATGGGGTCCTCCTAAATTCAAGAGTCCAAATCCTGAAAATCCTAACGATATGCGTCTGTGGCGTCCGTGGTACGAATCACTCCAGTATTCCTCTGCTCCTTCTGTGGGGTTCGGGGCTTCGCTGGTTCAACGTGCTGCTGATGACTATATTTCTGATCTCAAGGACAAGTATGATTCTCAATCCGAATTCTGGAAATCTGACATCAAGCCTCTTACTGATGTACAGACAATTTCTGGAATCGACGGAAAGAGATTCATCGATTCAATGCCTTCTGGCACTTCCATGGGTTTTCCTGTGGGGGGTCCGAAACGTAATCATCTCGTCGAACTAAATCCTGACGATTATGATGACATTTCATGTCCTCGAATTTTCGAGAAATTTATCATGGATGAATATCACTCCTCTCTCGAGGCCTGGGAATCGGGTAATATGGTCAATCCGATTTTCGGTGCTTCACTTAAAGACGAGCCAACTCCTCTTTCCAAGGACAAGGTTCGTGTTTTCCAGGCTGCGCCTGTCATTCTCCAGATGGCGCTCCGTAAATACTTCCTTCCGGTCGCACGCTTCCTTTCCATGAATCCTCTCGTTTCGGAATGTGCTGTCGGTATCAACTCTGCCGGGCCAGAGTGGGAACAGCTCGCTGATCATATGCGTAAATTCGGTACGGATCGAATCATCGCTGGTGACTATTCCAAGTATGATCTGCGTATGCCTGCTCAACTCACTCAAGCCGCTTTCGGCATCATGATGGAAATCGCGTCGTGGACGGGAAATTACTCCGCCAAGGATTTCAAGATTATGAATTCGATCGCTTACGAGGTCACGAATCCTCTCGTGAACTTCAATGGTGATCTCATTCGATTCTCTGGTACAAATCCTTCCGGTCAAAATTTAACTGTCTACGTTAATTCTATCGTGAACTCTCTTCTTCATCGTCTCGGTTTCTTCCATGCTTATCCTACGCAAGAATCTTTCGGTTCTGCTGGTGAAAAGCTGCGGGCTGAACTGGGACGTGACATTCGCTTCCGTGATATCGTTTCACTGGCGACTTATGGTGATGATGCCAAGGGTTCGGTCATGTCTGGTTTCGATGAATTTAATCATATTTCTTTCGCAAATTTTCTCGCGGATAATGATATGAAATTCACGATGCCTGATAAAGAATCCGATCCTGTCGCATTCATGGATGATGATCGCGCTGATTTTCTAAAGCGCAAAAATCGTTTCGATGACGATCTGGGTCACACTGTGGGTATGCTCGATGAAAAATCGATTTTCAAGTCACTGCACAGCATTCTCAAGTCCAAGGTGCAACGCGACATCGATGTCGCTACGCAAAATGTGGACGGTGCTCTTCGCGAGTGGTTCTTTCATGGACGTGATGTTTTCGAACATCGCCGTCGCCAAATGCAAGAAATCGCTCATCGAGGTGGACTCATGTGTATGACTCTGGATCAAGATTTCGATGATCGGGTCGCTGAATGGAAAGAAAAGTACGAGTAATCGTGCCTTTCTATGTTTTTACTGATACAGGTTCAAAGCCAGATCTATGGGTGTAATCAACATCCTGTGTACTTCGAAATTCAAACACATTAAACTTTTGGAATTCGCTTTAACGAGGTAAATCGTAATCCTGGAAAGGTCCAGGTTGACTGTGGGGAAAAGATCCACGCATCACGTTTAATGGGACAGTCTCCATGTACGTGGGCCAACAGGCCAAACAAAACGCTATATTTCGTTATGTTTCAAATCAATTCTAAAACAAAACTGGACGTGTCTTCGGCACGTGGACGCAAGTCCAAGAGTTATCGCGGTACTCTCCAAGGACTCCGTATTCAACAATGTCTGTTCGTCGGTGCCGGCTGGTTTCTAACTTCTTATATGCCTATCCGCGAATGCACAACTCTTTCTTTCGAGGGTCTATCTTATGATTTTCAACTGTTCGTTCCTTTATTTCGTCCGACATGCGACTTCGTTGTCGCTTTATATGTCGAGGAACTGGCTGATGTCCAATCAAAGGTCGTCCTTCAATCTGATGCTCCTGACTCATTCCAATATCTTTTCTCCGGAAAGAGCCATTCACTTACAAAGATGGTGCCGTACTATGGCAAAGGCCAACGTGCGGACATTATCAAGTGTGATGAAATGGCTCTCGTCTACGGCATCAACAAATATATTCTTCCAAAGTTTTCATTCTTCCGGTTCAAGACTCATCTCTGCGAGGTGTGCAAGTCTAATGTGAACGGTCGTGTAACTTATGGTGTGCTCGCATATCACAAGACACAAGACTGGAAACGAGGAAATAAACTCGGTGGACTGCGCGTGTACACACAGGGAACACTCTCTGCTACGTACAAGCGTCTCCGCTAATTTCTTTCATTATGTCCTGGGATGACATTAAAAGCATCCAGCCTCTCGTCCATGTCGTGATGGGTTATACAAGCGTTATTTTTCTACATCTCTTTTATTAAACGTGCCTTAACTTCATGGATCGGTTCCAGGTATATTAACAAGCCTGTGGGCGGGTATTTACCCGCGGCCATTATGATTACAGATGCTCATTCCTGTATTTCATATAAAATCCTAAAAGACATGTCCTGCCAGTTTTCCGAGTCACGAACTGGTTTATGTATACACTGACTTTCTTTTTCTATTTCTAATATCGCGCGATGCATATCGCCTTATAAATATATGCCTGTTCTGGACAGTATTCCAGAGAATGATGACGTGCTTCAATGCGATACACGTCTGATAAAGCCGGAATTATTCCGGTGTGCTACTTCGGGGTTTACACCTCAAAGTGGCGAGGTCGATCAAACGGTTACTCAAGCTCCAGAGGGTACTGTCGAGCAAATCGTGGCGTTCGACGATCAAGAGGCTGGATGGATGAAAGATGCAAGCGGTCAATTCGATTCCACAATGGATCTCGTGGATAAATCGGATACTGATCTCGGTGCCTTTCTGGGTCGTCCAGTAAAGATCGACACTCAAGCCTGGGTGGTCGGACAGCCTCTTTACAAACAGATTAATCCGTGGGAACTTTTCGTAACTCATCCAGCTATGGCTAACAAGCTGGCTCACTACGAACTGCTCCGTGGTAATCTTAATGTTAAAGTGGTTATTTCCGGCACAGGTTTTCATTACGGCCGCACTCTCGTTTCCTATAATCCTCTCAATGGTTACGACGAGGCTTCCGTCACTCGAAATTTCATCGATCAAGATCTCATCGCCGCCTCACAGCGGCCGTGTATTTTCCTGAATCCTACTGATAACTCGGGTGGTCAAATGAAACTGCCGTTCTTTTTCCTCCAAAATTACATGTCTCTTTCCAAGGGTGATTATCGTGACATGGGTGTGCTGGATTACAAGTCGTTCGGTAATCTTCTCCATGCAAATGGTGGTGATGATCCAGTTTATATTACTACTTATGCCTGGATGACTGAAACGTCTCTTACTATGCCTACTTCTATCACGAGTACAATCACTCTCCAGAACGAGACGGTCGATCCTGATGTGTTTCCACTCGGCCCACCATACGGTGTCGGAAACGGCGCCGAAAATGGTGTGGGTCCTCCTTTCTCTCCACAGAGTGGTTTCCAGCCACAGGCTGGTGGAAAGCCGAACATGAAAAAGTCAAACAAGCTCCAGTCCAAGGGCAATGCCAGGGGCAAAGCCAAGCTTAATACTGGTGACGAGTACGGACAGGGTATCATTTCTGCTCCGGCATCTGCTGTCGCTAAAGCTGCTGGTATGCTGACTTCTATTCCATTTATCGAGCCTTATGCGCGTGCCACACAGATGGTGGCGTCAAAGGTCGGTCAAGTGGCTTCCATTTTCGGTTATTCACGGCCTGCTGTGGTTTCCGATTTCCTCCTCCAAAAGCCTTCGCCGACAGGCAATTTCGCTAATGTCGACGCTTCCGATGCTGTCAATCGTCTTACGCTGGATTCCAAGCAAGAGATTACTATCGACAGTCGTACGGTGGGCCTGGATGGGGGTGATCAAATGGCTTTCGACAATATTCAAACACGAGAGTCATATCTTACTTCTTTTACTATGTCATCTACTGATGCTCCTGATGCAATTCTGTGGAATTCTTATGTTACGCCGAATCTATTCGGAATTAACAATCCAGAACTGCACATGACGCCAATGGCAATGCTCGCTCAATATTTTTCGGCATGGCAAGGAACAATCAAGTTCCGTTTCCAAATCGTCAAGTCGAATTTCCATAAAGGACGTATTCTCGTCCGATATGATCCGAGGTCTCATTCTTCCGACGTCAATTACACTACTAACTATTCAAGGGTAATCGACCTCGCAACAGAGGATGACTTCGAAATCGAAATCGGGTGGGGACAGAACGTTCCTTTCCTGGGCAATCAACAGGCCAACGTCTCAAGAGTCTACTACGGTGGAACGCGTCTTACTACGGACAGCGGCGGCAATCATAATGGTGTAATCGAGGTTAACGTCGTTAACTCTCTGGTCGCTCCTGCTGCCGATTCTGACATTCGTATTAACGTATTCGTCTCCGCTGGTGATGACATGAAATGGGGTCGTCCTAATCCGGACAAGATTCGTAATCTTCACTACTTTCCAGCTACTGCGCCTCCACTCAACGAGTTCCAGCCACAGTCTGGTATGGGTGGTGATCTGTCGGGTACTACAGGCGATTCTGCTACAGATCGTCCTACAGAGGCTGACAATGTTCCGAGCGTCGGCTGTCCAGCTGACGATGATCACATGATGGATGTGTTCTTCGGTGAAATGCCTGTCTCTCTCCGCGAAATCTTTCGTCGATATGTCTTCGAGAAATATTTCGTTCCTACTGCTCCAACAGCTGATGGTGCTCTGACAACGTCTAACTACAGGATCAAATCTTTTCCTTTTCACTCCGGTGATGATCCTGATGGTCTGGACGTAAAATCTGACGGTCTACGGTACAATCAAGTACAGACGTCTCCAATCGCCTTCTTCGCGCCGTGTTTCGCGGGATGGCGAGGTTCTCTCCGCCACAAATGGGTTTTCTCGGGTGAATCTTTACAGTCTCCTCTTATTTCTAACTATGGATTTATCGCCGCAAATGGTGCACAATCCACAGAATGGACTGTGACTAATGATCTCGAGGCCGAGAAATTTCTGTCCGCTACGTTCGGAAAATTTTCAAATGGTGGCTCCGCCGGTACAAATCTCGGCGTTAATAACACAATCGAAACGGAAATGCCATACTACAACGGCAATCGTTTCTCATCCTCTCGAATTCTGTCTGCGGACAATAACTCGAGTTACTCGTACCAGGTCGAGACTATCCAGTCGAAATCTGTGCCGTCGGGCCCTGTTCCGTCTGTCGTTACGAGAGACGCCTTTTACCGCATGTGTGCGGCGGGCGAGGATTTCACCCTGTTCTTCTGGACAGGTGTGCCAATTATGTATAATTACTCACGTACATACACTTCATAAAGCGCCTTGCATTTGTAAAGGACGCTTTCATTTTTATATTTTATATGTTATATATTTTATTTATTTATTTATTTATTTATTTA